TAAGAACAAATCAGAACTTAAACAAGTACTTAAACAGATAGGATATGAATAGTTTAAATACTGACATAAGCTTCTGGGAGGAATACCCAGAGCTTAAAGTAGCTGGACCATTTAAGACTTTATATACATCTGATAAGAGTAGAGGTAAAGGTTCCTCTAGTAAGTTAGCTTGGTGTATTGCTTTGATATGGGATAAGAAGAGTAAGTTCTTTAATTTCCCTGAAGAAGGTAAGGATGGTAAGATTAATCTTATATTCACTGAGTACTATGATGATATTAAATACTATAAAGCTAATAAGGCTAAGATAGAAGAATTAAAGGAATGGTACCTACGCTCAGGTGAAACAGTTGCAATGAGAACATTGCGTGGTATATTAGATAAGTTAGAAGAGAGAGATCGCTTCTTACGTAATACACCTTATGATGCACCAGGAGGTGACTTTGATGAAACAAATGGAGTGTCTGAGTGGGCCAAACGAATAGATACTATTGATAAGATGTTAGCTAATACAGATAAAGTATATACACTGTATGATAAGGCTCGTACTATTGTAGAAAAAGAAGAACAGAGCTCTACTAAAGGAGATGCTCAATTATCACTATCAGATTCAAATGAAATATAATGCATGATTCTAAATATAAAGAACTAGCTATTAAGTATGGTAAGACTGAGTTAGAGATTAAGAAGATCTGTAACTCTCAGTTTGAGTATGTGCGTAAGATAATGATGGAGGGTAAGGATGAGAGGATAAGACTTCAATATCTAGGTACATTCTTAGTTCGTCCATTTAAGAGAGCTAATATGGAAAGAGGTAGATTGAAAATGAAAGAATATAATGAAAGTAAAAAATAAGAACTTTATTCACGCAATAGAGACCATCTCTCCTTTCTCTAGTAAGTATGTTCCTTACTGGAAGGATATGAAGAGAAGATGTATAGAGGGTTATTGGTATGAGGGTAAATGGATGCCTGGATCATTATACTTCTATGTTAACTTCGGACGTATCTTAATGCACGTAGGAGGAAGTAAGACTAAGTCTATAGGTCGTCCTAATTTACGTGATGTAGAATGGGAGAAGTCTTATGTCTACATGGAAGCTAAGGGATTCTCTGGTTTTGCTAATGATAGTAATACCTGTTCTCTATTTGTTAAAGAAGTTCTTGATTTAAAGGGTGATGAACAACAGGATAAACTTAAGTCTTACATTGAGCGAGGTAAGATAACTAAGACTGAGGTACTTAACCCAGATGAGATACTAACTGACCCTAAGTTAAAGCCTTATGAGAATGCGAGGACATACATGCGTAAGATCCACTCTAAGAACTTAGGTAAGGCACTTTTTAAGAACAATGCTAGGAATGTAGTAGATTTAGAGACTAGACGTATAGGTAAGTCTTATTATGCTGGTATTGGAATGATAGCTCATAACTTTTTATTCGATGGGGCTACTGACTATGATGAATTTATGGAAGCTAAGAAGAGTGGATTATCTCTTTCTTCTGAGACATTAGTAGGAGCCATTGATGCTAAATATACAAAAGATTTACTGAGTAAGGTTCAATTAGGTTTAGATAACTTACCTGGAGAACAAATGGTTAATGGTCATTTACACCCTAGTCCGTTAAGTAAGGGATATAGAGGTTCATTTGCACCAAGTAAGTATATTGAAGCTGCAGTTGATATTAAAGTATCGGGTGGATGGAAAACAGTAGGTTCTAGATCAAAGATTCACAATAGGTCATTTGCTGACAATCCTTTAGCAGGTAATGGTACAGGACCTAACCTTACAGTGTTTGAGGAGTTTGGATTCATGAATAACTTAATGGATGCTTTAGGTGCAATGAAAGATGCTACTTATGAAGGAGCTGATAAGTTCGGTGTGATATGGATGACAGGTACAGGGGGAGAAGGAGATACTGCTAGTATATCAGATGCTAAAGAAGTATTCTACGATCCTCAACAGTTTGACTGTTTATGCTTTGAAGATATATGGGAAGAGAGTGGTGATATAGGTTACTTTGTACCTTATCAAATGAGGTTAGATGAATACCGAGATTCAGAGGGAGTTATCGATCAAGTCAAGGCTATGGTTGACATTGAAGCTAAGAGAGCTAAGTTAAAGGCAGGTAAGTCTAAGAAAGCTTTATTTAGTGAAATGCAGAATAACCCTATTAAGCCCTCTGAGGCCTTCATGATAGATGACACTAACATTTTCCCAGTTGCTGAATTAAAAGAGCACAGGAACTGGCTGAGGTCCGCTGAGAAGACTGATGGGTTCATTAAAGGAAGTTGCGGAGAGCTAGTATGGGAACAAGGAGAAACTACGCCACTTCTGAAGTGGATTCCTGATTTAAAAGGTAAGCTAACACCTACTACTTATCCAGTTAAGAAGACAGATAATAATAAAGGGTGTATTCAGATATGGGAACATCCTCAGAAAGTAGGAGGAGGAATACCTTTTGGATTATACATTGCAGGGACTGACCCTTACGATCAAGATCAGGCCGGAAGTAGTGCATCTCTAGGAAGTACATTCATATATAAAACATTTCATACAGATGAAGGAATATATGAATGGGTAGTTGCTGAATATACAGCTAGGCCAGATACTGCAAAGGAACATCATGAGAATATTAGGAAATTACTAATGTATTATAACGCTAGAGATCTGTATGAAAATGAAAGAAATACTCTTAAGATGCATTTTGAACATAAAAATTCACTATATTTACTGGCTAAAACACCTACGATATTAAAAGCAACTGAGAACTCTAAGGTACAACGTCAATATGGAATACACATGACTAAGCAAATTAAGAGTGAACTAGAGATATATACTAGGGATTGGTTGCTAGAAGATAGAGGTGATGGTAAGTTAAACTTACATACAATATATAGTCCTGGATTATTAGAAGAACTTATTCGATATAATGATACAGGTAACTTTGATAGGGTAATTAGTTTCATGTTAACAGTGTTACATAGATTACAGAATTATAAGTTAAAAGTTAAAGAAGTTAAAAAAGAAAATAGTACTACAGACTCTTTCTTAAAAAGAGCATTTACTGGTAAATTCTATGGATAGTCAATATTACAATACTCAATTAAATGAATCCCTTCCTCGTCAGAAGTTAAGTGCTAACGCTAAGACTAAGACTTGGAAAGAACAATGTGTAGAAGCAATCTCTTGTATGGGCAGAGGTATACTCGCTAATGGGAGAACTTCAAAGGAGACTAAGCAAGTAAATTATGACTTGGTTAATTCAATATTTAAAGAAGAAGACTTTAATCATGTCCTTAACCCTTATGGGGTTGATCAGAAGATAGGTGAACAACCAGGTCAATTACATGATTATAATATCATTTCAAATAAAATAAATCTCTTGAAAGGAGAAGAAATGGCAAGACCCTTTAACTGGACAGTAATGTCGGTTAACGGGGAAGCTGTTTCAGAGAAAGAAAGACAGAAGAAAGATCTATTACTCTATTTAACTAAGACAGAGTTAGCTAATGCATTAGGGATTGATATGGAGATAGAGCCACCTGAAGGTGAAGATCTACCTCAGTCTCTTAAAGAAGTAGATGCTTACATTAAGTATAGTCTTAAAGATATAAGAGAAGAGTGGGCCAGTGATATATTAAGCTATCTAAAAGAAAGAGAGAACTTACAACTTAAGTTTAATCAAGGATGGGAACACAGTATCATATCTACTGAAGAGATATACTATGTAGGTATTTCTAACAGTGAACCTAAGCTACGTGTAGTAAACCCTATTAACTGTGACTTTGATCGTAACCCTGACAATCCTAATATTGAAGATGGAGATTGGTTTAAGGAAGAACGATGGATGACTTCTGGTCAAATATTAGATGAATATGGTAAACACCTTACAGATGCTCAGATAAAGCAATTAGATGAAGGTGGACTTAATAAAGGACTTGAAGAAGGTAACTATCCTGGATTTGCATATCACTTTGAAGATTTAGATAATAGAAAGAGTAGAGCAGAGAATACTCACTTCCTAGTTACTGAGGTATGCTGGAAGAGTATGAAGAAGATTGGATTTGTTAGTTATCCTGATGAAAACAATGAAATGCAAGAAGGTATTGTAGATGAATCTTTCAAGTTAGATGATACCATGAAACAAATGGGTTATGAACTTGAATGGAGATGGATACCTGAGATATGGAGAGGAACTAAGATAGCTGAAGAGTTTTATGTAGATATTAAACCACTTCCTAATCAATATAGGAATATGGATAATCCTGCTGAAGTTAAGCTACCTTATATTGGATTAGTTTATAACGCAACTAACTCTGTTCCTACCGGAATAGTAGATTTACTTAAACCTTATCAATATCTGTATAACGTAATATGGTACAGAATGGAAACTGAGATAGCTAAGGCCAAAGGTAAGAAAATGGTAATGGACTTAGCACAGATACCAAAGAGTGAAGGTATTGATTTAGATAAATGGATGTACTTGTTTGATAATACAGGTATTGCATTTGTTAACTCTATGGAAGAAGGTTCTGAGAGATTTGCAGGTCAAGTATCCAGCTTTAATCAGTTCACTCAAATTGATATGACTCTATCACAAGCTATAGGTCAATATATATCAATACTAGGGAAGATAGAACAAACAGCAGATAAGATAATAGGTATTACACCACAACGTGAAGGTAATGTATCTCAACATGAAACAGTAGGTGGAGTTGAAAGATCTATTACACAATCATCATATGTTACAGAGCCTTGGTTCTATATGCATAATGAGGTTAAG